ATCTGTGTAGGTTTTGTTTAGAGTTTCTTTACTGTGTGACTCTCCTATTTCAGTGTTACCCTTGTCATTATTAATAACTCTTGCATCTGTAAGATATTCAGCATTAAGAACCCCTTGTAAACCACCGCTTGGCGTTTTGCTATATAGGTCTTGCTGTGTTTGATTGTTAGTACCTTCACCTTCGTGATTGTTATCAACTTCTGTAGTGCCTGTCAATGTATTAGTCAAGTTTCTTGTATCGGTATCAATATTAGAGCCGCCCTTTTCGGTAGTATCGTCTTGGGTTTTAGTTCCTTCCTTCTCAACCTTATAATCGGTGTCAATAACAGGGTTATACTCATACAATGTTGTTTTATAAACTTCATTATAATAAGGCATAATTTCCTGCAACTTGGTATTAAGCTTTAACTTCCAAAGGCCGTAGGTTTCATACCCAATTTCTCTTGTATAGAAATGCTTTAAGATTTTAGCATTAAGGACATTTCTATAATTTTCATCAAAAATAGGATACTGCTCAAATATCTTTGGGCTTGCTGTGCCAATGATTTCATTAATGCTCATTTCATTTATGTCACCTTCAACACTTGCAAGGCTTTCGCATATATACCTAACTTCTGTTGTAAAGACGCTCATTCTTCTTCACCTTCCTTTTTAGGCTCGGTTATATCGTCAGTAGTTTCAATGCGAAGGTCTTCCTTATATTCACACCACATATTCAGACCAAACATTCTGTTAATTAATTTGCAAGCTTCTTGTCTTGCATTAAGTCTGCTATAGCGGCTTGCTATAACACCCCCCTGATTACGCAGAACCTCATCAGAAACCATACGCTCCTTTTTAACAATAGAAACATTTGATATGCCAAGATAAGTTAATGCTTCATTCCAAAGCTGAACCTTCAACTGATAAAGCTTATCAGCTACATAGGGCGCACCCGTATTTATTGCTGTGATTTCGTTTCCTTTTTGTCTAAGGTTTTTATCACCAAAAATAAATGGCTCATTACCTTCATATTTCATATAAAGGTTTTTCATCGTCAGCCTTTGTTCTTCATCACACAAAATCAGAACAGGTGTTTTTTGTGCGTTGGCATTTACATCAATAGCTCTGTCAAGATTGTACAGCCTTCTGCTGAACATTTCAACATCAAGCATACTGTTTGTTCTTAAATAGTTGTTGTAAATTATTACACTATTTTTATCGGTAAGCTCTTTGTTATAGCCGTTTGAGGCATAAGCTCTTCTGATTTTTGGTATACGGTATACATTGAGTTCTCCACCCACCGCTACACGCAGACCAAGATATTCACCGTCACCCATATCTTCATCATAAAAGAATACAGCCTTGCCGTCTGTAAATAATGCTAATTCAAGAAACCTAATATCTATACTATCAGGCACATTCTGCCAATCAAACATTGACAGAGAAAGTTCAGTAAGTCTATTATAATACTGCCTAAAGGTCGCATTATTAAGCTTAGTGCTTTCCCAAAATTCACGGTTTTTACCCATTATTCAGTAGGAGAATTATCAAGGGTATAATCTCCCAATTCACCTCCATTGTGCATCCAAAAAGTTACGCCCTTATCGTATATGGAATTTATAAGTTCTTCTGCTTCTTTTGGTATTGAGTTTCTTGTTCCTTCTATTACGTCATCGTTTTCTATCCAAGTTGGCATTATATGACAGCCTGATGTTTTAACAAAGTTCCAATGGGGTCTAAGTTTAGCTTCATAGTTCTTGATGTTAGGTACTTTAAGCTTTTTGGTGGCGTAGCCAAACATCGTGAAGTAATTATCTATTGACTCTGCTATTTCTGTATGGCAGTTCATATAATAAGCTGTATAGCCATCCTTATCTTTCATACGATTATACGCAGGTGAGTAATTACCTTTTTGATATGTATCAGGGGTATTTTTAGCTTTTGTGTTGGAAATTAAAATGTCACTTATTCCACCAAAAGCACTCATTCCACTATCCATATATTTATTTTGTATAGCTGTGGCTTTTATAGTTTCACCTTTTGTACCTTTTGGATGATTAGCTTTATAGCTATTAAGAGCACTTGCACCTGCCATCATAGGTGATGCAATAGTGGCAATTATGCTTTTAACGGCAGTTAATGCTATTACTTCTTTATTTGACCCCCACCATTGTGAATAACTGTCAACTGACCAAAACGCCTCAATAAACTCGGTAATAGGTATATTATTTTCAAAATCTTCATAAAGCCCCCTATAATCCGTGGGATAAATATTTAACAGGGGTGTATTAAAGAAGCAAAAGTCTATTATAAAGTTTATCTTTTTTAGCCCGTTTGTTTGTCTTCTTGCTGACTCTTCCCAATAATAGGTGTTATTTTCACCATTATTATTTGATACAACCAAAGAACAATATGGCGAAGTGTAGAGTTTTTTATTTTTAGGCTCATAACTACCATTGATATCCTCAAATCTTGCGGGTTGGCTCAATTCAAAATTAACAGGATTAGTTGAACGGATAGACCACACATAATTACCATAATCTGTTCCAACATTATTTGGGTTATAGTCTATAGTAGCAGAGCCATCTGAGTCACCCCATCTATAGCCTTTAATATTAATGAGGTTAGAGGGTATAGCATACACACTAACAATGTTAGCTTCAATAACTGTGAGTTTGTCTATAATTCTACGGAGTTTCCCGTTATAATCAGAAACAGAAAGATTTAAAAGGTAGTAAAATAACATATTAGGTACATCTGTGATGGTATTATACATATTTTCATTTATACCCTGTATTTCTGTAATGATACCATCAATGCCGCCTAATACCTTTGTGCTTTCAATAATACCGAGCAATTTATCATAATTTGGTGCATAAGATATAACAAGTGTCAAATCACCAATATCATAGTTTCTACTATTTGAGCACACCATTTCCCCAACATCAAGTCCTTCAGGTACAAGATGTTCACCAACGACATCCGTTTCAGTATGTTCTCTTTCAACAAATGTTGTGGTCATAGTATAATCAAAATACCAAGTTTGCATCACATCAATTGTGTAGCTAACCCTTGTGGTATTTTCATTAATGTATTCCATATCATCGATGAAACCATAGTACCATTTACTATCTTCAAAATTTTTGAAACATATGTAATTATGACCAAGCATCCTATCATATCTACCTTCAATGAAGATTTCACCCGACTCATATCTTTGATAATTGTAAGCAGAATAAAATGACTTAGTGTAAATGCTTCCACCGTTTATGTAATTTTTAGTAAAGAAATTTTCTTGGTCTACGGTGCTACGAAAATAAAAAGTGTTATTGTAATTTCTATCCAAAGGACAGCCTTTTATTAACACAATTTGCGTAGACGGTGTTCTATAACTCATATTTTTTTCACTCCTTTTTAACACACCCTGCTCCATATTAAATATAGAACAGGGTGCTTCGCTATTTTATTGGGTTATTAAGCAGAAATATTTATAACGTCGCCAACATTCTTCGCTGTAGACCAATCATCAGTACTGAGAGGAAAGTCTACATAACTGCTTTCAGTGTACAAACGCAGAACCAAATCACAGGTAGTCTGATTTGCAGGCACAATAACACTGCCATACTTATTGACAGCAATACCCTTGGTTGTAGCATCCTGAGTCTGCAAGAACTCAAACTTTGCAACATAGGGATTGACAGCATCGGCGTAGCCCTCAGCAATCTGAGGTGTAAACACCATAATAGTGCCATTTTCACTGATTTCCTTTGCGGTTATTTCAACGTTAATAGTTTCAAGGTCAGGTTCGGTATCTTCGGTAAATGATACAGCATTAGAGAAGGGAGAACGGGAAACGGTTTTCCAAGTATTCAGGAAGTAATTCCAATACATACCTGAAGCAACATACTTTTCAGTAAACTGAATAAGATTGTCATACACTTGGAACCATTCCTCATCACAAAGGAAAGCCTTAACCTTAGCAAGGCGAGTAAGCTCTGCTTCTGTTACTTCTTCAATACCGTCACTTTCAGCCCTGATTGCATCAAATCTTTCGTTATCGAAGGTGGTAAAGTCATCAATAAGGTAAAGCCTTCCCATAAAGTCAGCCTTATCCATATTAAATGCACTTGCGAGTACTTCAACATCATACTGTGCGTTAAACTGTGCATCCATAAAGATAACCTGACGGTTCTTAGGAGTGGAAGTCTGAACACCTGCTTCGTTGTATTTACTCTTCATAAAGGTAAGCTGATTTGACATACCTCTAAATGCAACAGCCCAATCTTCGGTTTTGGAAGGAACAACTGAAAGGGGTGCCACCTGACCGTTAGCCAAGCCCTTTACAATAAGGTACTTAAAGAGGAGGTACTCATCATACTCCATAGCGGTATAAACGCTATCAATTGTCTTAGCGATAAGGTCCTCAACACCGTTGTAAGATGTGAAAGCCATTCTGAGCTGATCATTTTCGATGGTAACAGGGTACTGTACTCTCCAATTGATAGCGTGAAAAGCAGTTCTCACATCAGGAAGGCTTCTCTTGAGTTCTCTCGCTTCGGCTTTTTCTGCCGAAAATACTCTTGCTTTTGCAATATTAACGAATACCTCT